TCCCACTTTCCACTTTCATCGTGTACTAGTAGTTTTAATTTTTCACCGTCATAAGAGTTATCCCCTGTGTTTTTCCAGTCGATCGTTGTGTCGAGGCCGGTGATTTCCTGTAGCTTCTCGTTTGAATCGAGTTTACGCCTTGTGAACTTTGATGCTGGTACTCTGTATGCGAGTTCTGTCTTCGGCCTGTCCATACCGTCTTGTATTGGTTTGAAGAAAAAGGGATAGTTAACTGATATTGGTACAACTTTGTCAGTAAACATCTTCTTTGCATCGGGTCCAGATTTCGAGAGTATACCAAAGCGTGCGTCCGTAGATATTGTTGCTTGGTTAACCGTTTCCCCACTTGCCATAAATGAAAAACCTGACCGTCTATTTTTAAGGTAGCACATGCCGTAGCAGCGCGGGTCGGCTTTACAAGCTTCCCAGAATAAATAGAATAATCTGTTTGATTCCCTAAAGTCTGGTTGCCCGACGTCAATTTTGCTCCACTGCAAGTACATATAGTTAGTACCAGTAATGTAAGTAGCCAAACCTTTATTATAGAACCAAAAGCCTTGTTCTCTTCTATTAAATTCTTCATCAATGTAATCATACCATTTTTCTTTAAACTCCAAAGGGTATTCTTCCCAATCAAATACTGATTTAATTTTATTAAGCTCCTTTGGGTATTCAGTGTGTTGCCATTTGTCTTCTTCAAACGTGTGTACGTTTTCAGCTTTTGGCAAAGCTATTTTTAGATTTTGTATTTCATAAATTTCACCTATCTCGCCGGTTTTACTTATAACAACCATATCGTGCTCTTCGTTATAACCGTAATCCCATTTCTTGTACCTATTAGTTCTTTTTAAAACTTTAGGTTTGACGTGATCTTTAAGTATTTTATATAAAGTCTGCTCGTACATTATTTAGATCTCCCTTCCGCAAAGCCTCTAAAAGATTTCTCTTCTTTAACCTCCACTGGTTTTTCATTTAACATATTCTCCTCTGCTTCTATTCTACTTAATATTTCAAAAGCATCGAATATAGCTAGCTTTTTTGTAGCTGCAGCATTCTTTAATCTATCAGCTGATATATCGTCATCTGAATCAACAATAGCTTCTTTAGCTACTTTGATTAATTCTTCCACCGCTTTTTGCCCAGCTTGGATTATATTCAACTTCGTTTCCTTGGTATTCATATTTAATTACGATATCATTAGATTTCATACAGTATAATCTCTTGCCATCAACTAAAAACTCCCATTCCCCATTTGGCGTGTAGCCAACTAAGTCTCCTGAGTTAATTCCTAGCGCATTTAAAGAGCTATTGTCATATTTTAATATGCCAATAAGACTTCTTTCTTTATCCAGCGTTAGAGACTCTGTATCTTTTATCGGTGAAATAAAGCATCTGTCTCCAAAAGACCTCCACTTATCACCTTTATTATATAAATAGATTTGATCTATAGCGCAAAAATATAAATCATCTTTAAACCAAGATCTACTTTTCTTTTTTTCTCCTCTCATGTCATAGAATACTCTAAACACGTTTTGGTGTATAACAATTATATCACCAACATCAATACCAGTATTAAAAGCTTTAGGTGTTTCTATTACTCTAGCTAATCTATTTACAAATTTAAAATCTTCAATCTTTGTATTTAAAACTAACTCTTTATCACCTACTTTTACTTTGTTACTGTATTTCTCGCCTAATGGCTCTACTATAAAGTCGTATAAACTTTTCAATACTCTAAGTCATATTCAACAGATATTGCCATGTTAGAGTTAAACTTCTTCCATGGCATTACCTCGTTATTTTTCTTAATATGAATATTGTAAGAGTTATCAGACTCATCAAGAAGTATATGTGATATCTCGTGACCTCCATAGACTTGTTGACCTACTGAATAATGCATAGCATCATTTTTGTAGTCTGAACCAATACTTATTTTTCTTACAATAGATGACATCTTAAGCTTTTTTAAGATTAGACTCATCTTTTTTAACTTCAGTATATTCTCCAGTTGTTAGATCGATATCAATAGCTCCATACTCTGCTTCTAGTTCAGCTTTTAAATCTTCTACAACTTTGTTAGCGTCTGCTACTTGATGTAATAGACTGTGTTTTTGAGATTCTAAAATACCTATTTGATTAACAATCGTCATTAATTCTTTTTGACCTTTGTTAATGTCTTCTAATTGTTTGTCTGTAATTTTTGCCATTTTATTTAATTTAATTTATTTATAGTGGTATAGTTACATTATTCGCTATTTACTTACATTTTTAAGATGGTGGTAAATAATAAAATATTGCGTCAATCATAAAAGGTGCGTTTCTAGTTGTAGGTTCCATTAATACGTTGAAATAAGATCCAGACGTTTTTAAACCAGTAAATTGAGCACCTAATCCTTCAAGGTACGAAACTGGTATATCTACACCGCCCCACGCGCCTGTTCTAGGAAAATCACCAAAAACTGGAAAAGTTCCAAAAGCAGGTGTTTGACCTATTGTAAATTGAGCTGGATTAGGTCCATTTCCAAAAATTTCTATACCTATAGGAAAATTTGGATTTGGAGCTGAAGAAGAACCTCCTACTTTAAATCCTATATGAAGATAATGATTAGAAGTTACATTGCTAAAATCTATAGCTCCACTAGTATCTTGTATTACATAGCCCATACCTTTATAACTACCCGTATTTCCCGTAAAACCATATAACCAACTTCCACCTTGATCTACGCTTGGGTTTCCGTCACTTGTTCCGTAAAAACTATTGTTTGGTAGCCAATTACCCGGAGGCGCTGGATAAGGGTAATTAAATAATGTTATATCGCTGTATATAAAAAAAGCCCTACCAGTACCACTTCCTGGGTACATTTCTGTTACAGTTCCATTTTGCGCAGCTATTCTACCACACGCATATTCTAGGTTTATTATACCGTAGTCAGAGCCATACATAGCTCTGTCTAATTCTGGCCAACCAGTTGGTGAGCCAGATATACCTTCACCTGCAACGCTTATACCTATGCCGTTACCTAATGCCATAATTAATATACTGCTACTAAGTCAATAGCTGATGTACCTGTTGATAAAACGTAGTCAACTATAACTGGAAAAAACACTCCATTACCAACACCTTTAAATGTAACAGCTTGAGCGGCTGTAGGAAAACCACCACCTGGAGCCACAACTCCAGCTAGTATTACTTTCATATCTCCTCCTCCGCCTACATAAATGCAAGCGCCGTTTAGTTTAGTAGTGCTATCTATAGTATCACTTTTTGTTGTTATTTCTTTAGCTTTTGTAGCAAAGTCTGGTTGATTACCAAATTGTCCCATATATTTTTATTTATTTATTGTTTGTTATTGATTTTGCTTTTTCCCAAGTACGACCTACAAAGTAAGCTCCGTATACTGTAACTAAAAGCGTTTGAAAAATTGGTATGTATTCTTCAGCTATAATAAACTCACCAACATTACCGTCAAAAAACGCACAAACAGTAAATATAACAGTTAGGTATATTAACACCATTGGGCGTATGTTTTTAGATAAAAAAGAATCAGACTTCATATCTGCTTCCCAACGCTTACTAACCTCTAATTGAGCTTTGCTGTCTGCGTCTTCTAATATCTGTTGTATCTGTTTTTTTACTTCTAACCTTTCTTCTTCGGTTGTAGTAAGCTTATCGATGACGTTACCAATCTCTTTGATAACGCCACCTGATAGCCATTGAATTATTTTTTTCATTTATTTTTTAACAATTACCAGTTGGGCATCCAGCTTTACCACGCATACTTCCTTTTCTAGCACCTTTTTTACTTAAATCAATAGTTAAAGCTTTTTTCAATTTACTTTTAGCTATTTGTTTTTTCTGCGCTGAACTAGCACTTTTTCTTTCCTCAGCTGTGCTTCTTAACTTACTATACTCGTTTTGCGCAAGTTTTTCAGTGTTTGACATGCTGCCTCTGTCAACATCTTTGTATTTGTCTTTGTATAAAGCTTGTCTTAAGCCAAAGTTAGCGTCTGACTCTTTTTTATCAAACTCTCTATTAAATATTTCATCTCTAACCCCAGAAACATTAGCGCTAATTTTAGGAGTAGTAATTCCAGATGTTTTTAAATTTGTTTTTAAAGCATCTGGAATAAACCTAGTTTTAACTTCTTCTCTGTTTTTAGCAGCTAAATAAGCTGAGTTTTGTTTTTTTCTACCTTCAGGTGATAACTTGGCATAAGCCCTATCACCCTCTGTCGTCCTAGTAACTTCATCACCAGGAGTTCTAAATTTTGTGGTAAAAGTTTTTTTAGTACCTCCCTTAACACGTTCTGAACTTGTTGTTGTACCAAGGTTTTCTTCTTTACCAGGTTTAAGCTCTTTTTCTAAAGTAGGATCTATATAAAGTGGACTTTTTCCAGATCCTCCCATGTGTAGTGGTGATCCAGCTGCGATTGAGTGTTTTGAAATCCAAGATCCGTGAGATGCAATTGGATTATCTTTTAATAAGTTTTTCTTTTCTTGTTTGTTAGATTCCATATTTGTTTTTTTGATGGGTGTTTCTGTTACGTATTTAGCGCCAGGGAATATATAATCATATCCTGGGTACATTATTTTTGTATATCCTCGATCATCAGTACCTAGTACTTTAAACTCGACTCCTTTCATTGTTATATCGCCTCCTTGTATAATATTTTGAGGATTGTTAACATCAGGGCTGTTTTTTAAATAACCTGTCTTAGATGTCTTCATTATGATCTTTTATAAGCCTCAGCTTCCCAAGGTAAGTTTTTAGCACCTTCTTTCATTTGTGCTCGTGAATATTTTTTACCTTTCCAATAAACGTATTTGTCGTCGTAATCTAAATCACCTCTGTTCATTTGTTCTAAATGAATTTTTTCGTGAGCAACAACATCTTCTACTTGGTCTGGATGTAAATCTTTATTTATGGTTATAGAACCATTGTTATTAGCTTTTCCCATAACACCATCTTCCATATCTACTCGATATATTGGAGTGTTGTCCATGTGGAAAGGTGGATTGTTTAGTTTGAAAGCCATATTTATTTTTTATAAGGAAACGCTTTATTAAGTATTTCTTTTCTTTTTACGCAACCACAAGGTTTTTTAGTTAATTCAGATACTTTTTCTACAACTGCTTTTACACCTGTAGCTTTAGTTATTTTCTCAATTGTATCGCCTAATCCTTTTGATTTCATATGATTTAATTAAAAAACCTTGCGAGTTTTTAAGCCCGCAAGATTAATTGGTTTTAATTACGCTATAGCAACTCCTGTAAACAATGCGTTTACTTGCTTAGTTGTAACTAACTGTCTTCCATCAGTTGAATCTAATACTTGAGCCACTGTTACTGGTCCAGTTACTGTTGAAACAATTCCACCAGGATTAGCAACTAATGCATCGTTAAATGCTTTTAGTAAATCTCCTGCTGTTGCCGCCGCGGCATCAGCTGTGAAAGTAATTGTAGCAGCTCCTGCTGGTTTTCCAGTTTGAATAGTAACTGCTGTTGTAAGATTTGCTCCTGCAGCATCTCCTGGTTCAATTGTTACTACTGAATCAATTCCTACTAATTGGTAAGGTGTGTTTGCTACACCCGTCAAAGGTACTTTTAAAAATTTTGCCATTTTGTTTTGTTTTGTTTAAGTTAATGTTATGTTTGGCTTAGGTTTATACAGTCCTATCTGTTTTTTTCGTCATATTTTAAATCTCCTGCTAATTTAGAGATGTGTTTTTCGTCAGCTGTCATTTTTTCGTCGCTATGACCATGCTTGTTATCATACAATACATCTTCTTTAAGATATTTCATATGTGCTTCATCATCTTTTTTAGTAGCGTCATAATTTTCGCTTGTAACTTTTGTGTGAGCGTATGAAAACTTAGAGTTTCCTGTATATTGCCCGTAATATCCTTTGTGTCCCATGATTATTGTCCTGTTTTATTAAAGTAATTACCGTATGATTCAAAAGGCTTATATTCAAAGCCTTCATCAGTTGTTTCTTTTAGCTTTTCTGAAACTTTTTCAGTTTCACCTTTAAACTCAGCTTCTTTTTCAGCTTTTGTTTTAGTACCTTTAGTCGGTGTGAAAGCTGCAGCTATGTTATCTTGAAGTCTTTGAAAATGTGGAGCTGTTGAAACATAAGCGTTAAGCGGTGAAGTCATTTGAGCTACTGATCCATTACTTACTTGAGTTTTTTCAACTGAATCATCGTAGCCATCATCTCCAGCCCACCTCTGCGGGTCTGTAGACTCATAGTCAGGATTACCTGGTCCTTCTATCTGAGGCAGAATAGCAGCATTTTTTACCATCTCTTTTTGAAATTTATCTGAAGCTTTTTTTAATTGGTCTAATGTAAATCCTTTCGTAGGATTTTTAGCCATAAATTTTTGTTGAAATGGAGAGCTCATATTATTTATATACTTTAGCTTTTTGTGTAATTGGTCCAGCTTCATATTTACAAGGGTATTTAGAAACTTCTAATCCTGTAATACCTGAGCTTGACCCTGTACCCATTGGGAAACCTTCTTTGCTTAATGGTCCGTCCCAAATAGCATTTTCACCTACTTGACCGGCTAAATCTACTTTTAATTGTTTAATATTTTTCATTTTTTATATTTTAGTATTTGCGTTTTTTCATTAAAGGAGCTGCTGCCGTAGGATCTAAAGATCTATCAAACGTACCTGGAACTTGCTGTTGGCCGTATATACCTTGCGCAGCTTGCTGAGATTGAGCATTAAAAACAGGCTTAGCATTACCTAAAGTATTTGAAGGAACGCTTTGCTCTAAAGCTGCTATTCTACCTTCTATATCACTACTATTATCATTTTGCGGTGATGGATTGCTCAACATACCAGCGTCAGGTGTTGCGCCAGCTAAAGCTCCACTAGTTGTGCCTGCAGCTTGTTGTTGTTGTGCAGCAAGATTAGAAGCTATTGAAGCTGCTGAAGCTATTGAACCAAATTGATTTAAAGGTGAGTAGTGTAATGGTCCGCATTTACAAACTGGTGAACCGCATTTTGAGCACTTTGCCATAATTATCTATCTTTATCTTTGTTTACATTTTTAATAGAAGTTATAAGAACTTTATCAGTGTACGTCTTACCCTTCATAATACTGTTTCTGTGATTGCTAGTTGGTAGATCATCTTGACCTAGTATAATCCTATACATATGCTTGATTAAATGCTTACACTTAAACGAGGTTTTGTATATATGATACTTTTGAGTTGTTCTATTTCTTTTTCTCCAAACAACTATCCAACCTTCTTTTAATAAACGATTCCACCGGCGGTTATCCCAACTATAGGAATAACTACCAGCTTCGAAATCTTTTTTTGTAAACATATCCATGCAATCTAGGTAAATTAACAACTCTAGATCAGCATCGTTAAGGTTGTTGTTTCTGCAAGCCCATTTACGTATTATACGATAATGTTTAAACAGATTCATATTCTTTATGTCATCTGCGTCTAGCCTTTTCATAAAACAACAACAACATCTTGCGCTTTAATAACGTGATATGTTTTTTTATCTATTTCTATTTTATGTCCAGCGTG